CATCGATGAAACGATCCAGGGTTGCAACTCGCAACTCCTGTACTGTCTTAATCTGTTGTCAAGGTCCCTGCGCGCACGGGGTGCGCACAGTATTCTCGCGGTACCCCTCGCTCACAATAATGCCCCAAGGGGCTTGTGTGACGCGCGGCTCTCGATGCTTAGTAGCATCTTGAGTCACGTGAGAGGTGTGAGAATAGGACGGAAGGTAACTGCTTCTCTCTGCTACTTGGATGTAGACAGCAAGGTGTTACCGGAGTATACTAGTTCAGCGTTGCAGGTAACTGCGGCCATGCTCGAGATATTTAGTGATCATCAAGATCACTTTCTCGCTAGGCATTCGTTGGATAGTCTACTCTCTGGGTTGCATGAAATGATGCTGTGTCCTACATATGAGTCCTTCATTGGATTTCTGAAGTATCACACGCAGATTATGCATGCGCAGAGTTTGACGGGCGAGTTTGGTGGTCAGAAGATCACACAGATTCTGCCTGATGTGCCAGAGCATTGCGCTCGGCATGTCTTGCTCTTTTCGGGGAGTGTACGGCGATTCTTGAAGGACAGATTGATTTCTGTCAACTCGAAGAACCAGCACTTATTTTGGTCGCTTTCTCAAGTTAAGAGAGCGGCCGAAGTTGTACCAGAATCCTTTGTCGCTAAGGCGCTTTTGAAGCACCGTCGCGCGATGGAGACCCCCTCTGGTCCTTCCACACCTTCCTACCTCGCGTCCATGAGCGCGAAGTTGACGAAGATTTTCCGCGGTGTTAAACCGAAGAGAACCGTCGACGTCCGGGAATACTCAACCACCGCATGTTGGGAGAGCTCACGAGACGGAGGAGGTGCGAAAGGGTACTTGCTGTATGACCATGTACAGCAAGGGCTAACGTCGAATGATGAGATGCTGCGAATGTCCTATGACCCTGTTAAGGGTGTAATGGAGGATCGCGGCTTCGCCACTGTCGATGTCGTGGATTTAATTGAAGGAGAGGAACGTCGTGTTTCGACGTGTCTAGCCAACGGGGAGGACATTCGCTGCCAAGCGAAGGTTTCTCCAGTTTGTGAACCTCTTAAGGTCCGCACTATCACTGCAGGTAACGCACATGCGTATGCTGCGGCGATGCACTTACAAAAAGCGATGCATTCGCATTTGAAGTCCTCACATCAGTTCCAACTGATTGGTGAGAGTGTAACCCGTCTCCATGCAATCCAATGGATCACCGAACAATCTCAAAGAGGTGTTTGGTGTTCCGGCGACTACAGTGGCGCGACAGATCTTATCAAGATCGAGCTTACTAAGATGGCTTTTGAAATTGTACTCAAAGAGTGCGATTTCGGCGAGAGGTACAATATTGTACTCCGCCGCGTGCTTTATGAGCACGTCATTAGCTATCCGAAGGGCTCTGGTCCTGACGGAAGTGATATTGCTCCTGTGGTGCAAGAAAACGGGCAGTTGATGGGATCGGTTCTTTCCTTTCCAATCCTCTGTGCTGTGAATCTTGCTCACTATTGGCATACGGTCGAGCCGGAAGTGACAAACTTCCGTCAGCTCAAGGCCTTAGTCAACGGTGATGATATCTTGTTCCGGACTACTCCGGACAAGTACAGAACTTGGTATGATAACCTGCATGAAGCAGGGTTCGTCCCCAGTCCTGGTAAGAACTTCTTCCATCCGAAGTTTTTTACTATCAACTCACAACTCTTCTCCGCGGGTCAGGGTGTTTCCATCCCGACTAGGATCCCTTTTTTCAACACGGGTCTGCTTTATGGGCAGTCCAAGGTTGGGGCGAGAGAAGATGAGCTTGCGAAACCTGTATACATGTTACATAATCCATGTGTCGACGGGGCTCTCAACAAGAAGAGAGCATCGCAACGTTTCTTGGCAATCAACCGGTGGGAACTTCATGAAGTTTCGCAACACCAGGGTGTGCAGATGAACTATTTCATCGCACCCGAACTCGGAGGTCTTGGTTTAAATCCCCCTCCCGGTTCGTCCATTTCCATGAACCCAAATCACAAGAAGCCTTCTGATATAAACGTGACGAGCATGCAGCTTCGTCTCGCTAGCTACCTCCATGTGAAGTGGCTGTCAGAATACACGACCCCACCGGCCGGTCCGATTGGTATGCCAAAGCGTACCAACGACCTTTCGATGCTTAGTCTGATTGAAGACCATAAGGAGTATGATGCCTCTGAGGAGCGCATTCAACATCCTTTCCACCCTTACCACGCGACGATGCGTGAGTTAGAGGAGGAGTACGCTGACTTATTTGTCAGTGGATATGGCCTATCACCCCTAGGTGTCTCGTCGAATACTCGTAAGAGATATCCGCCGGTCGAGAAAAGAATAGTCCGTCGTCTTGTTGAGACGAACGCATTCATCATCCCTGGAGTACGACCCGTACTGCCTGAGGTTGGTGGACCAACGAATTCCGGTTTGAATGAGCTCTCCGATAAGGATATGCTCAGACTCTCCTATACATGGCGGATGCCTGTATGGAAGAAAGTGCTTGCGCACCAACCGATGATTTCAGCGTCGTCCTCTTGTCGGAAGAAGTATCTCGAGGTGACTTCCTCGATTTCTGACCTTTGTATCCCTGAGCACTTCTGCTACTAGGATTCTAGGTTTTCCGATAAGTTCATTCATAATGTTCAATCAGCTGGTTATACGCCGTCAGGCGGAGCCAGGTACTAAAAGTATAAAAGTGTCCTGCGACAATCATAAGCAGGTGTGGTAGCTACTGTTCCTGAGGAACTGTTTGGCTATTATCCACATTGGGGTCATCAAGTTTAAAGCTTCCAAAGCGGGTTAAGCGATATTTCGCAAGTTACCGCGCTAAGGTCAGACTCAATTAATAGGACTCTCAGGTTAAACCTGATTCAGCTGTGATGCTGTGGAGTACTGAAAACTGTAACTGATCGGAATGCCTACAGACTGCACGGGGCGGCCTGAGATCAATCTCTCGCTACTTGATGATGAACAGTCGGCTTCGTTCGAGGCGGATCCCATGAATCGAAACAAGAAAGGTTTGGCAGCACCACAAGCTGCTAAGGGCGCTAATCAGCGCATGAAGCCTAAGCAGGTTAAACAAGCATCTGTCGCCGCCGCGTACGCCACGGGCCAATCCTCTGGAAAGGCTCAGGTGTATCGTCAGTCGTCTGACAGCTGTCGGATTGTTCATCGTGAACTCGTGTCTTCTCTGACCGGTTCGATAAACTTTACCGTGCAGAACTCGTATTCCATCAATCCTGGTATCGCGGCCACTTTCCCGTGGCTCGCCCTCCAGGCTCAAGGATGGGAGAGGTACCACTTCAACAAGTTGAAGTTGTGCTATTACACGCGAACCGGGTCTAATACCCCTGGTTCAGTCATCATGTCTCCGGACTATGATGCTGCCGATTCGGCGCCTGTAAACGAGCAGATTGCTTCTACCTACTTCGGAACGGAGGAGGATGCTCCTTGGAAGGATATCACCCTGGGATTTGACAATCGTCTACTCTCAGGGGAGCGCTTCGTGCGCACAGGTCAGCTTGCTGCTAACCTCGATATCAAGACGTACGACGTTGCTAACGCGTATGTCTCCACGATCGACGGTACTGCCGTCGCGTGGGGTAAGCTGTGGTTTGAGTATGATGTTACTCTTCTCAATCCTCAGTCGCCTGCTTCCGGGGCACAGGGCAGTGGAACACTCACCTCTGGTGGTGGGTCCATTGCGTCGGCGACACCTTTTGGTGCCGTGCCAGTTTCTACTGGCCCGTATGCGCTTAGCGCTACGGCGACTAACGTCTTGACCTTTTCTGGCCTGAACATCGGAGCAGAGTATGCTCTCTTTGCCGGGTCAAAAGGTACTGTGATCACCTCTTATGGGTTCGCAACCCTCATTGGCGGTACACAGGTCACTGGTGGCTTGGCTGGTTTTCCAGCTGCAGCCACCTCTGGTGACGCCTTTATCACTTTCACCGCTACCGCTTCAAGCGGTTCGGTTATTGTGAGTTCGGCTTCCTCGACGATTACCTTCTCATGTGCAGTTCTCTCTGCACTGAGTCCTGCTCCCAGCTTCTAAGCTGTGAGAACCCTTACTCTTACCTGAATTCCGTTCGGGCGCGAGAGTTGTGATGCAAAGATAACTAATGGTCATTCCGTCCTCAGACGGACCCACCACCTGTCAGCTCATCATCTTTTAATTCATAGTCCTATTCTGACGTTGAGGCGTAAACGCCGATTGACGTGCTCGTTCGCACGACCAACCCCCCAGAATAGATACGTCTTCTTATCTCCACCAACCCACGGGGCCAACGCTGTTCACAGCGTGAAGCCCGGTTAGTTGATCCTTTCCTTAGCAGGAAATCCATGGTGATGGCCGGCCAGTAGTCCCTCTTCGGAGCAAACCTGGAAGCAACCACATCGAGGTACCTCAACCTCTAGATGGAACACCTGTGTACCGCTCAGATCTAAAGCGGGTGGATGGTGTAGAGATCGCAATCAACCGCGGTTGATGACGTAATTAATGAATAGTGTGTTTGAAAATAGTATGACCGAATCCCTAGAACTCGGAGTCATCTACAAATCATAACCACAGACTAGGTGTAGCCTGTGCCATCGTCATGGTACTGGTTGTCAGCAGTGTGGGCCCATCGTAAGCCGTCTTAACGGAGAAACGATTTACCACTCTTTGTCCACTTCTGTCGCCCTTGCAACAGATAAGCCAGTTGAGTAATCAACTGGGCCATGTCTCTTC